GCTTTGGTTTTGCCGTGATTGACTGGTTTGATGTTTAAGTTTTTCATAGTTATTAACCAAACCTCCATGTTTTAATTTCTTCAAGCCATGTCATCGATTCATTATAAACAACAAGCTGCATTTCGTTAGCCAAAAAAGAAAATGGCATATTGTGTTCTATCAATTTGGTGCGGTGCATTCCAACATTGCGAACGCGCTGACGAAATGCTGTTTGTGCTTCTTCTTCGGTTTTGTATGTGCGAACAGCAAAGCAATTTTGCTTGCCTTCTTTAGTGTTAAAAGATCTGATTTCGTATGTATTTGACATTGTAGTTTCCTTTCTTTCTCTCTCTCTATATTATATATATATGCATTCTGTCATAGATTACAATAGGTCAAAGAAAAAAAGTGGACTTTATGTCCACTCTCTTTGAATTTTTAATCCTTTCACAAGCATTTCTTCAGCATCTTTTTTGTTGCCGCGCTTAAGGGTATCAAGCGCCCATGCGACCCAAGATGCTGCGTGGGGCGACAACAGCTCAGACTTTGGCTCTGGCTCTGGGCGAGGCTCTGAGGCGCTCTGCTGAATACCTCCGACTTTGTTTTCGTTTAGCCAGTTCAGCAGATCCTGCTTTGAGGTTGGTACTTCGACTTCGACCCACTCTCTTGGTGAATTGCGGCGAGCGTCTGCTTGTGTGCCAAACCATTCGCCTTTGTTGTTCATGTATAATCTCATATCAATTATCCTCCCACCTTATATGACATCATGTCTTGATATTTGGCGCGAGCGTCCAGCCAGTTAAGGCACTCACGCTTTGTGTTAAAATTTGTGATGTGATACATCGACATAGGAAGCTCAGAACCTTCTGGTGCATCTTCAAAGATTGCCCAATGTTTCTGGCCACCTAGCTCACGGTTTACAATCATGTGGCCGTTGTAAGCGTAAAAGCCTTTGCGAATTTTTGTTGCTGTGTGTGTCATTTCAATTTCCTCTCTTTCTATATTATATATATATGACATCTGTCACAGATTACAATAGGGGCAGGGCATTTTTTTTAAAATTATTTTATGCTCTATAACCGTTTTTTCGCAGTTGTTCGATATAATCTGCCAGTTCCATATCGGCAGCAAAAATCTCGCGGTCAATACCCAAAGGCTTTTCTCTTTTGTTCTTAATGTCTTTGAGATTGTTGAGTTGCTGCTTCAGCCACCTAACGTGAGCCGACTGAAACATACTCAAATCTTTTAAATTATCCCTCATTTTTTGGCCTCAACTTGGGTCTAATTGCTTCATGCGAAACAAGCTCAGTGGTATGACATCTAATTATTATACGATTGCCATAAAGATCATAAAGTTGTTCATACAAAGGATCTATAACTCCACTGTCCATAGCTTCCTGACACCGATCTTCTGTGTCATATATAACCTTGACGTACCAAGGCTCTTCTTCCACGTAATAAGTTAAAACAAGAACTGTAAAAAACTCAATCAATTTTTTTCTCCTTTTTTTGCCTCTTGCCATCTGACATGCTCTGCCATCTCAGCGACCATATGTTTAAAATGTTCAGGATCTATTTTCGCAATCCTCTGGCCATTCTCATAGATATTCAGGCCGTCATCAGTAACTGACCAGTGATATTTCCAATTCATTCCTTCCTCCCCCAGTTATCCTTGGCCTCCATAATCTGACGTGATGCATCTGTAGCGCCCTTTCCAACAATCACTTTGAAGCCTTCGCCTTCCAGATATTCTTTGATCTTTTTCTGATCGGGGGAAAGTCGCCCATTTTTACTGCGTTTCATTTCAACCCAAACATCCCAAGCTGGAATAAACAAATCTGGAATCCCAGCCACAACGCCTTCAGCCTTCAGTTTTTTACCAGCACCCACTGATCGCTTGCCGCCATTTGGAATGGCAAAAATTAAGACATTCGGAAACCTTGAGCGAAACCAGTTTACAAAACCAACTTGCTCCGAATGCTCAGAATGTAACGTCTGAGAGATCGAAACCAAAGTCTTTCTTCTTCTCACGATCTATCTCCTCATAGTCAAATTGAACAATTCTTTTGTATTTTCCGTCAGGTTTAATTTTGATTCGACTTGGCTTTTTCCAATACTGACATTCAGAAAGAGCTTCTCTTACTGTATCGGCTGTTGCTCCAAGATATTTTTTTCGCTGCTGATATTTCATTGCAGCGTAACCGCCATGATCTGGGCAGATCCACTCAGAAACTTCTTTAAAAAATCCATAGCTATACGTTGCACGAATACTGTCTGGTTTACCTTCTTTTTGCCAACGCTGATATTTTACATCATCAACTTCAACCCATTCATCCCTAACTTGAGTTGAAATCATTGCACCCTCATAACTTTTGCTGGCGTGATTTAAGGTTGGAAGTGGAAACTCATGGCCACAAGCTGGACACATTAAAACAGCAGCAGGAACATATAACTGACATTCAGGGCATCCCTTGACTGGTGCTTCGCCTTTAGAATCACCGCGATCATCCCTCTCAGGATTAACCTTATCAATAAAACCATGTCGCTCGACATTCCCACCATAATCCAAAACAAGACAATCTTCTTTTCTTTCAAAAATTCTAGTTCCACGCCCAATAATCTGGACGTATAAACCTGTCGATGCTGTTGCTCGAACCAGCCCAATCAAATCGACATTTGGTGCATCAAAACCAGTGGTTAAAACATTCACGTTTATCAAACATCGAAGGCTACCGTTCTTAAATCTTTCAATCTTTATTTCTCTTTGTCTTTGATAATCCTCACCAGTCAAAACTTCGCAGTCAATAAAGCGATCAACAAATTCAGACTTCAACATGTTTGCGTGATTTATGCCACTAGCAAAAATCAACCAGCTTTTACGATCAGCGCCTAAGTCAACAATTTCTTCAACTGTATCATGTACCAAACGAGGATCAGATGCAGCAACAGCCAAATCGCTTTCAATAAATTCACCACCTCGCTTCTTCACATTGGTCAGGTCGATCTGTTTCATGCCGCCTTTACTAATAACTGGAGCTAGATAACCCTGATCCATAAGCATAGTGACAGGAATATCGTAAGCAATGCCATCAAAGATTGCGCCTTCGCCTTTGTGCAAATATCCTGAACTCAAGCGATATGGCGTAGCCGTCAGTCCAACAATCTTCACGTCTGGATTGCACTGCTTCAAATCATCGATAAACCGACCATAGCGTGTGGTCGTTTTGGGTGGCAGCATGTGCGCCTCATCGATGATCACCAAGTCTGGAGCTGGAACTATGTTAAAGGCTTGCTTATAAATGCTCTGGATGCCGCCAAACGTAATTGGCTTGGTCAGATCCTTTTCCTTCAAAGATGCACTGTAAAAGCCAAATTCAGCATCTGGGTACAACTTTTTTAATCCATCAGCGCCTTGCTGCAAAAGCTCTTTGACATGCGTTAAAATCAAAACTCTTGTGCCAGCAAATGACATGGCGTCCTTCACGATCTGAGCAATAATAGCAGTTTTGCCAGATCCAGTCGGCGCAACAATCAAAGGGTTTTCGCCTTTTTTATTTGACCAATAATCATACAGGCCATTGATCGCGTCTTTTTGATAATTACGAAGCTCAAAAGTCATTTCGTATCCTATCTAAAAAATCATCAGCATCCTTTTGAGCTGACAAAATTTCTTCTTTGGCAATAAAAAAAGTATCAGGAGAAACTTCATTAGAAATATTATCCGAAATTCTTTTCTGCATTTTAGGCCAATTTGACTGCAATCCATAAAGGCTGATCAGCCAACTCATAATGCAGCACATTTCTTCAAACTCAATGTCTTCTGGCAATGCAAAATCTATTGCGCCCAAAATTTCTAACATTTCTTCTGGAGTTTTCATTTCATCCTCCCTTCAAACAACTCACGGCTGTTTTCACAATTTCTAAAAACCTCACCAGTATCCTGATCTTCATATTCCACCCAATCTTCTCCAGCATCCGTAACCTCCAAATCCTTTGGCATCATTTGTGGAATGAATAGATGATTGTCGCAACAATCACCTTCCTTGTTTAGCACACAACTCCAAGTACCATCCTGCTCTGGTGTTGAATGACAACATGTTCGACAGTTTACTTCTGGAATCTTACAGCCATGACAGATCGCAAAATATGGACAAAACTTGCAGCGCCAGTCACTGGGATCTTCTGCAATTCGGGTGGGTGGCGTTTTTGCAAAGACAACTTCATGTGCTTTGTCCAGCAGCTTTTGAGCTTCCTTTCTATTCAGCTTAATGCGCTCACCATACATTTCATCTGTATTTTTATTCACAGCAAAAAAATAACAGCGATCAATTTTAGATAGCATCATGCCAACTTGACACTGCGCCCAGTAGATCGGCTTGGTTTTCTCAAGACCCATATTACTAAGCGCCTTGAAGTTTCTATCGTTCATCGTTTTGAACTCAAGAGTATGAGGCTTGCTGCTTTCTTTAAAACCCTCACCAACGCCGTCCAGCGACAAGGCAAAGTGACCGCCACAAGCCTCAAAACTAACTTGCTTGCCAGTATCAGGATCTCGCTCCCAGACTGTCACGCCCACTGCTCGAAGGTTCGACACAATGCGATCCTCTTCACGATCACCAGTTTCAAACAATCTTAAAAGACGCCCTTCAAACTTAGGCGACCATGCGTGTCGAAATTGATACCACAAAGCTCGCCTGCACTCGTTGCCAATCTGACTACCGCCAAGATGACGCCTATGCTCGTTCTTACGCTTTTCTTCGTAATGTCGATAGATCGCCTCAATGGTTTTTGGGGTGGCGTATGCTTCGAGGTTCATTAAATTATCCCTCATCAAAAAAAGTAAAATCAGCGATTGGAATAAGACCAATTGCCTCTACATCAGAAGGATCGTTTCTGCGTGACCAGCCTTCTTGACTGTATTCTATTTTATATTTTTTGCTTAAATTTGCGTACCCAACTCTATCAGACCAGCTAACAACAAATAGACACGGCACATTGCAAACGTCTATCAAAGCTCTTGCGGCAATTAATTTGCTAGCAGATATAAAGCAATTTGGATATTGATTGTGCTTAATATTTCTATTTCTCATTTCAATAAACGCTTTTATTTCTCGCCCATCTAAGGCGACAAAATCAAACTGGGCAAACTTCCGCTGGCGTTGCATTTTGCATTTCCATTTGGACTCTAAAAACTTAGCAAGTTGCTCTTCATTCGAGAAATCTATTTCATTTTCATAAATTGGCTTGTTCATTAGATAGCTCCAATCAAAGCTAGGAAAATCACGACACCAGTGTGAACAACGATGTATTCAAGCATCATCTTTCGCCAATTTGTAATCGAACTTTTGAAAAACTTGATCCAGAATTTCGATGATGTCATCTGATGGCTTTTCATAAAAAATCTTCGATTTGTCCTTATGATAGAAGTAATGCTTCAGGCTAATTTTCTGTGGTTTCATTTCACTCTCCTTCTTTTTATGTAATGGGGCGACACGCGCCCCATCCCAAAAAAAGATAATTTATTAAAACACCGTTTCCTTTCTGTTCAGTGCTTTTGTCATTTCTCTTTCAACTCTTTTGGCATCTGCAAATTCTGGTGAAATTTCCCAAGCAACTGACTTGAGACTTTGCAAAACAATTTCTATTTGATCTGCCGTCAGAGTAATGTTTTTAACTTTCATGTTTATCGCTTCCAAGGTGGAGTAGATGATCCGTTTGAAGCTGCGAGCTTAGGTGCTGGCGCTGGTGAGGCACTTGTCTCACAAGGCTCATAGCCTTTGATATCATTAGACGCATCATAGCCGTTCTCTGGTGGACGAACGACCACCTTAATCATCATAGGCTTGTCTCGAAGCTCCGCGCTGTCCTGTGGATTTTTTACATCCACCGCATTACAAACACTGGCCAATGTGCGCTGTGCAATCTGAACAGCAGTTTCATTCGGATTGTTTAAATTCAATCGATCAAAAACTTTACGTCCTTGAAATTCGCCTTCGATAATATCAATGGTCAAAAGCAAAAATGAACCAGTCATAGACTTGGTCTGACGTTCTTCAGTGTCTGATATTACAGCCTTATACCACCCATCTGGGAGTGGATCAAAAGAGCGCATAGGCTCCACATTTTGTGTATCAAAAGATCTAAGATCCATAATTGATGTCCTTCTATATTAAATATTGTTGAAAGGGATTACCGCCATCAAACGTAAATGGCAGTGGTTGATCGATATTAAATCGATTTTTGGTGACGCTAGATGCCTGTGGAAAGCAAAGGATTTCGCGCTCACCAGTTGAAATGGCGCGTTTCTTTTCGCCATCGCCTCTTGTAAATGTCTTCAGTCGGATTAACCCAACCAGATCGACATTGTCAGTATAATGCGGAATGCTCTTTTTATGCATCCGCACAGTATATCGTGCAAATGGATCTAAGTCTGGAAGATCCAATGTCTCAGTGTCTGCGTGGCCAATAAACACAACATTCATTCCATTGTCATATGCCAAGGCTCCAGCCCATTCGCGGATCTGTCGATGCTTTTCAGAAGCAGCACCATAACCAGCGCCATAACCACCACCAGCTTGGCTGATCGATTTGGCTTTCGGATCTGCCGCCACAATCTCGCTTTCAATCATCGTGGCCAGTTGAGTTATGGAATCTATCACAACTGTTTTATAATTATGCTTTTCAGTTGCCAGAGCCTCGATTGCTCCAAGAACATCTTCGCTGGATGTCGCCAGTGGAAACAGACTGACATCTTCATTTCCCTGCAAGCTCGCTGTGCCATCCTCTGTTCGAATAAACACAGGCTTTGGAAACATGGCAGCAAGAGTAGTTTTACCCATGCCACCCTCGCCAAACAGAGTAGCAATTATTGGTCGCTGTCCTGTCGGCTTTGATAGTGATTTTAAATTTATGGCCATTACAGCACCTCTACTTTCACGCCGACTTTGCCAGCTTTTGTTTCAAACGCCTTTGCAATCTTACGCCACATTACAGGCTCTTTTTCTGCCAGATACCGACAGCCAGTCGCATCAGCAGAAATGCTGTGCTTCACTGGATGCATATGATCTGGTATTTTG